AAGAACGAGATAGTTAAGGACGATAAGTTTTTAGCTAGTCGTAAGAGTTTAGTTGTAGAACCAACTGCCACCAATACCAAGTTTGTAATACCAAATCTAAAACCCTTTAGAGCAATTAAGTTTCTTGCAGATCAATCAGTTGCAAAAAACTATTTAAATGCAGGTTATTTGTTTTACGAAGACACACAAGGGTTTAACTTTAGAAGTTTTGAATCCATGTTTGCCAAAGGTGGTCATACAGCAAGACCTGTAATAGAGGCATACGCAATGCAACCAGCTAAGGTGCGTACACCTGATAAAAACATAGATGTCGTAAAAGATTTACAATCACCAGACAGTTATTCCTTTGTTGATGTAGTCAATACACTAGAAGAAATAAACAATGGTCTATTTGCCAATAGATTGGTCACAAACGATATCTATAACAAGAAGATTAGTACCTACGACTATGATTACCACGATAACTTTGGTAATTACTTTCATACAGAGCATAATGATGGTGGTAAAGTCAATGAAAAGTATTTGCGACCATTAGTATTTGTTGACCAAGACAAGGCATTATCTGATTACCCTCTTGCAAAGTTAATGAATGTAGTAGATACAAAAAAGGTACACAATGACTATGAATTTACACCACCTGAAGATATACTACCACATAAGATAACACAAAGAGCACAATTAGCTAACTTTCATCTTATAATGACCGTACCAGGACAAACAAGATTAAATGTAGGTAATATGATAAGTTTTGCATTGCCAGACCAACGACCAGTTGCACATGACCAAGCACAAACATTAAATCCATATTACTCAGGTAGATACTTAATACTATCAATTAAACATAAGTTTGATATGATTGGACAAAAACATACAATAAACCTACGAGCTGTAAAAGATAGTGTACCAACACAAATGCCAGATGGATTAGAAGTATTAGAAAAGGAAGAGAGTAAACTAGAAACCGTATCTCTATATGATTTAGACGATGTATAGAGACCAGAGAGTTTCCGACGCTTCCGGTAACAATGAGGAGACCAACACATGACTAAGAATGCCAATGAACATATCTATTGTGGGACACCAGAATGCTGTCAAACCTGTATACCTGATAGTATAGGGCGTAGAATAAAAGATAAGGTTTCCAACATATATAGTTACTTAAAGGGTATTGGAGTTTACTTAATGCATGGTGATAAGAGGGTGCGTAGTAGGGAGAGAAATAGAACTAAATGACGTATAGCCAGCGTAATAAAACAAAACAAATATCGAAAGAAATAAAATGAACTCAGACAAAAATTTTAGCGGCCGTAACGGTTTTACTTGGTTTACTGGTGTTGTAGAAGACAGACAAGACCCTCAGTACCTTGGCCGTGTTCGTGTGAGATGTATAGGTATTCATACAGATAACAAGACAGACTTGCCAACGGCCGATCTACCATGGGCTCAATGTATAATGCCGGTGACTGGTGCTAGCATATCTGGTGTTGGTGAAAGTCCCTCTGCTTTAGTTGAAGGTAGTTGGGTGTTTGGTTACTTTAGAGATGGTGAGGCAATGCAAGAGCCAGTTGTGTTGGGTAGTATACCTGGCAGGCCATTTGAATTGGCAAATACAGGCAAGGGCTTTTATGACCCTAAAGGAGTTTACCCACGGCATACAGATGAAGTAGATACTAACAGATTAGCCGTTAACCTCAAGGAGGATGGTTCGGAGACCAATCCACACCTAAGTTTACCTCTTCGTAGGGCAACAAGGATTAACGGAGTAGCAACGGCAGACTTTAATACAGTAGAAGCTGCAGATGATTCGGTAGTGGAGGCCAGCGATGGTGACACATTTGACCAGCCTGAAATACCCTATGCCACCGTTTATCCTTACAACAAGGTAATGGAGACCGAATCAGGTCATCTGGTGGAATACGATGATACACCCGAACATGAAAGAATACACCTACGACACAAGACTGGTACTTCCTTTGAAATACATCCAGATGGCACAAAGACCGACATAATTAAAGGCGACCAGTATACCTTTACCGGTGGCAAAAGGCAAGAACTAATTGAAGGTAACAAAGACTTAACCATAAATGGCAGACACAAGATATACATTAACAAAGACGGCGCCACCAATAACCACTATGACCTACAGATAGGGCCAAATGCTAACATTAACATACAAGTGGACAAAGGCAACATTAATATGGTTACCGTAGATGGTAACATAAACGTAAATAGTGGTGGTGATTACAACGTTAAGGTTGGTGGTAACTTTACTATGGCCGTTGAAGGTAATATCATAGAGTCAGCACAAACGCAAACTACGAATATAAACGGTGAAGTAGAGATAAACGCCGGCGAAGTTGACATTAACGCAGTACCTATAAATCTTAACTAGGAAAAACTACCAGAAAAAGCGCTTAGCTAGGACTGGAGCTGGCTTCTAATCTATAAATGTAATATGGTTGTAGAGAAATATACTAAGGCGATTTAGCTGTTTCCATCTCCTCACGCCAATTAGGTTTCTTATATAAAATTTTTCCAAGGATATTTTTTGAAGTCCAAAGTCTTTTCATTACACCATACACACCAATAGGTAACACTACATTAATAACTCTTTTCCCTCTTACTATTAACATATGGCCATACAGGTGACCTGAGATATAACTAAACCCTATGCATCCTCTAATCAACTTCTTTTCTTTCTAAAGTATCTACGCCATAGTGCAGACCTTGTCATGGACACTACAGTAAAGATTAATGCAATACCCATACTATCAAAGATAGACGGATAGAGACCGAATAAAGGAAATATTAAAAGTTGTATTAACACGGCCAATAGAAAACCACTACCTACATCTATGACACTTTCAAATATATCTCTATTCATTCTTTAATTTTTCCATTTCAATATTATCTGATTGCATATTGGCTTGTCTTATCTTTTCTCTTTCAAGTCTTTCTTTCTTATGCAACCTGGACTGTTTAAGACCAATCGCCAGTATCTTTTCGTCTTCTTCGATAACTTCGTGGAAATACTTCTTTTTCATATGTCTAGTATACACTATTATGGCGGTAATGTCAAGCTTTGTGATATTATATATATCGGTGTTAGTCCGTCAGGAAAAGCTCCAGAGGACCTTGGAAACCGGTCTCCCAAAATCCGGAGGAAACTCTTTTAAACTCTAATATATACTGTATGTTATTCTTTCAAGGAATAGGGTTATTAGCCATTGGTATGGTGGTAACCTTAATAGTGTTTAGTATTATCTTTTATGTAGAAATGCCTACGAAAGATAAAAATAAGACTAGTGATAATCCTATAATTAACTTTTGGCGGTCTTTGAAATAAAGTCGTTTTCTTCTTCGTTATATGGCCACATTAATGGATGCCTCTGTTGATTCTGGATATTGCAACTGATGGAAACTTTCCGTCTGTTTTGTAAGAATTGTACGCCCAATACCAATCTTTACCGTATTCGGCCTGGCAGTAAGATTTGACGCCAGAATCGATACTGTCATCATCACGCACACTAAAAATTTTAAGTATATTAAGATAGAAGTTTTTTGATTTGGTGGTAAGTGTAAACATTGTATATTCATTTCTCCTTTTTACTACTATTTAGCTGTCGGATTCTTTTTTCTGCTCTGCTACTTTTCTATACCTGATGTGTAAATTTTATATATTATAAGTAAATGTAAAACTTCGTGTCTAAAAAGAAGAAAAGAAAACCTAAGAAAAAACAACCTTGGGGATATCAACCAAATAGTCCCCTTACAAAGTATCTCTATCGTATTAAAGTATTAGTAAATTAGAGTCAATTTATCTTTACAATGTATTGACTCGATTTACAAAATAGCTGTAAATTCTGTAAACTTTGATTTATAAGTAGCTATATGGAAGATGAAGAAAAGTATTTACAGGAAAAACATAATAGAGGTTTAATTGTCAACGATGATAACCACGATTGGGGTGGTTGTCCTTCTACATACGAAGAAGACGAGGATAAATAATTAAACGTTGAACATTATTATGTTGGAAGTAGGCAAATGCCGAAGCAACGCACCTAACTTTAACAAGGAGGGTGGTATGAATTTCAAATGGGATTTAAAATCATTGTTTAAGAAAAAACAACAAGAGATTTCTAAAAAGGCTCAATTGAGAGAAAGAAGTAAACAATCTTTAGCTAGACCTAAAGCAAAATCAAATATTACTTCTAAAGATCCAAGATTACAAAATATCTAAAAATAAAAACCCCCTAGTATCTCTACTAGGGGGAAACAACAACAAACAAAGAAGTTATCTGGTGTATAGTGCGAAAGTATCAGCACCATGCATATGACAAAAAGATTGAGGTCTTTGATAATAAGGTTTTGAAACACCTCTGTACCTGTATCTTATGTTCATAGCATTTTTATGAGCTGTCACCTCTTTAAAATATTTTAAGTATTTAATTGGTATGCCAGAGGCAATACATGAGCCTTTGTATTTAAAAGGGTCAATCATGTATTTTGATATTAATGGCATTACAACTTTGTCAAAAATTCTTTTTCTTCTATTCATAGTATTCTCCTATTTTAAATATAATGGACCAGTCCATTGAATTGGGTAATTACCAGAAAGTACATTACCTCTTGGTGAATTTAAAGCAGGTGCATTGTAACCAGCGGCTTTCAATATATCACCTTTCTTAAAGTGTTTAAAATCTTCTTTTACAATAAAACAAAAAACACCAGTATCTTGTACAATCTTAATGTACTTCTTACCTTGTGAGATTTTTGTTTTTTTATCCCAATTATCAGTTTGTTCTAATGCCCAACCTGTTAATTCTTTTTTACCATAACTAGTTGACATTGCAACATAGTCGGCTTTTGCACCAGCCATTAAGAATTTAATTCCTTCGTCTAGTGTTTCGCATTTTTGTGATACTTTAATCATAGTGTTATTGTCCTTTTTTGTTCATAGTTAATATAGTCATTATAACAGAAACCAACATAATGGCAACCATTATTCCGAAAACCATCCAGTTCTCGTTACCGGCACAAGCGCCTTTACAATCATCGATAGCACCAACGGCTAAGATTGCAGATAGAATAGCTGTAATACTAAAAAAATTATTCATTAAGCTTTCTCCAATTCCATGTCAATAACTTCATCAACATTAAATTCATCGATATCGCATAAGTCAACATTTTGTACATTCATAATATCGATCTTAGCTGTTTCTTTAGTGATAAGATTTTGTTTAACTTGTAAGATTATCTTATCAACTGCTTTTTCGGCTTCGTCCCAAGCCCATTGTTTTACTTTACCCATAGTGAGTCTCCTTTTTGTTGTTTGTTAATAATATTATATCAAAAATTTGTAGAAGAGTCAAGCAATTTCTTTGTCTGGCTTCTAAAATTCTTGTTTTTAGTGTTTTTTTGTCTTTTTTCATAATATACATATACTATACCAGAAAAAGAAACTAAAGTCAAGCAAAAAAATCAAAAAAATAGCAGAAAAAAGCGAGTAAAATCAACGATTTATGAATTATTTTGTTCTCATTTTGTTCTTTTTCATCATTTCCTGCTCAGGAATGCGTGAAAATTGCAAAATTAAACCGGATTTAGAGCGAATCGGCGAATCAGCTATGGAAAACGTAGAAAATTTAAATGAAACAGAGTGGCGAGCTGCAAATGTCAGCTGTCAGTACTGATATAAATAGGTTTATAATGAAAAATTGTCAAAATTGCGGACATGAGTGCCATTGTGGAACATCCTGTACACAGGAACACAAAGATGGTGATAATAAAGACATTTTAATACTTTGTTGTAGTCATTGTCGTTGTGATTCGTATATTGACGAAGAAAAATATAATATAGAAAGTTAATTATGCCAAAAATGAGAATATTTAAGTTTTGGAACGCTGAAGGCGTTGAAAAAGAAAAAGAAGACATAAGTTTAAAGAAAGCAGTAAGAGCTGTACAAGGCGATTTTAAGGATAGAGAAATCAGCGTTGAATATATCAGTAAAAAAGGTAAAGAGATG